GAAATGTCCCTTCGACGGAGAGACGACGAAGCGGGACGCATCGCCCCTGGCGGCGATCTCCCGCTTGATCGAGGAGTAGAGGGTCTGCTCCGGGGTCTTCCCCGCGCCGGGCGTCCAGAGTCCGCGCTCCTTCGCCGCCGCTACCATCTGGCGGCAGTTGAGCGGCTCGTCGCTCGCCTTCAGCACCTCTATCGCCGCTGCGAGGAGCGACATCCCCTTGGCCTTGGCCGGGGCGGACGCCGCCTTCGCGGTGGCCTTCGTCTCTTTCCTGGTCTCGTTCTTCGCGGCGGACTTCGCCGCAGTCTTTCTTGCTCTGCTCATGGTTTTCTCCTTGTTAGGTTTGAACGCCGCACATACTGGCGTAATCCGCAGGAGATTGCAAGCGGTGCAGGCGAAATTTCTCACGGAGGCGGCAATGCCAAGATTTGACGCAAAAGCCCTGCCGAAGGACGCCCTCGTCCAGGCGCTCAGGAACGCAGGGTCGAGGACTCTCACACCGGAGTCGCTGGAGGCAGACATCGCCGCCGGCGCGCCGGTCAACGAGAACGGCACGATCAGCCTGTACGACTACGCGGCGTGGCTTCTCAAGATGGAGGCATACCGTGCCGGATAGCCGCATATCGCTCTCGAAGCTCAAGCCCACCGACGTGGTGAAGTGCGTGAACTCGACCGACTTCGGCACGGTCTTGAGCGCGTCGCAGATGTACCGCCACTTCGAGATGGGCGGCTACCGCATCGCAAGCCGCACCGACCCGAGGTGCATAAACTTCTACGCCTACGTCGCATGGCTCGTTGACCGCCACAACACGCCCGAAGACCCTTCCGGCGGCTATCTCCAGCACCGCGACGAGATGTCCCGGCGGCAGGCCGAGCAGTCGCTCCTGGGGCGCGACATCGGCGAACTGCCCGCCGTCGAGGATGCGGACAGGAAGGAGAAGTGCCGTCTCGACTTCCGCCTCTTCTGCGAGACGTACTTCCCGGAGGTGTACGTCCTCGAATGGTCGGACGACCATCTACGCGCCATAGCCAAGATACAGCAGGCCGTGCTGAAAGGCGGACTCTTCGCGCTCGCCATGTCTCGCGGCTCCGGCAAGTCCTCTCTCACGGAGACGGCTGCTATCTGGGCGATGCTCTACGGCCACCGCGAGTTCGTGGTCATCATCGGCGCGAGCGAATCCGCCGCGCTGGAGATACTCGACTCCATCAAGACCGAGCTTGAGGTGAACGAACACCTCGCCGCCGACTTCCCGGAGGTCGTGTACCCAATCCAGTGTCTCGACGGCATCGCCAACCGCTGCGCCGGGCAGCTCTACAAGGGCGAGCGGACGCGCATCGTCTGGACGGCGAACGAGATAGTCCTCCCGACCATAGCAGGAGCGAAGTCCTCCGGCGTACTCGTCCGCGTCGCGGGCATCACGGGGCGCATTCGCGGCATGAAGTGCAAGAAGCCCGACGGTCGCACGATCCGCCCGGAGTTCGTCGTGATCGACGACCCGCAGACGAGCGAGTCCGCAAGCTCTATGGAGCAGACGCGGAAGCGCGTCCGCACACTCGCCGGCGACATCCTCGGCCTCGCAGGGCCGGGGAAGAAGATATCCGGCATCATGCCCTGCACCGTCATACGCCCCGGCGACATGGCCGAGCAGATTCTCGACAAGTCCCGCCACCCCGAATGGAACGGCGAACGCTGCAAGATGCTCTACCAGCTGCCGAAGAACGACGAGCTGTGGGCGAAGTACGCCGACCTCCGCGCCGACGAGCTGCGGGAGAAAGGCACGTTCGCCGCCGCGACCGCGTTCTACGCCGCGCACCGGGCGGAAATGGACGAGGGCGCGGTCGTGTCGTGGCCTGCCCGCCACAACTACGACGAGATTTCCGCAATCCAGCACGCGATGAACCTGAAGCTCCAGGACGAGGCCGCGTTCTGGGCGGAGTACCAGAACGACCCGCTCCCCGAAGACCTCGGCACAGACGAGCAGCTGACCGTGGACGGCATCGTGAACCGCCTGAACGGATGCTCGCAGGGCGGCGTCCCGGCGTGGGCGAGCCACCTCACGATGTTCATCGACGTGCAGAAGACGCTGCTCTTCTACGTGGTGTGCGCCTGGGGCGACGAGTTCACCGGCGCAGTCGTGGACTACGGCGCATGGCCGGACCAGCGCCGGCGGTACTTCACGCTCGCGGAGGCAAACCCGACATTGCAGTCGAAGCATCCGAGGACAGGTCTCGAAGGATGCCTCTACGCCGGCCTCAAGGAACTTACGGAGAAGTATCTCGGCAGGGAATACACACGCGACGACGGAGCGGCGATGCGGATCGAGAAATGCCTCGTCGACGCGAACTGGGGGCAGTCCACCGAGATCGTGTACCAGTTCTGCCGCGAGGCCGCGTTCGCCAACATAATCGTCCCCTCGCACGGCAAGTACATCGGAGCGTCCTCGAAGCCGATGGGCGAGTACAAGCGGCTCCCCGGCGACCGCGTCGGACACAACTGGCGCATGCCGAACATACGCGGCAAGCGCGTCGTGCGGCATGTCGTGTACGACACGAACTACTGGAAGTCGTTTGCCGCAAGCCGTCTCCTCACATCGCAAGGCGACAAGGGGTCGCTCACGCTGTGGGGCCGCAGCTCAGAGGCGCACATGCTCTTCGCAGAACACCTCACAGCGGAGTACAGGGTCAAGACCGAGGGGCGCGGGCGGCGCGTAGAGGAGTGGAAGATGCGCCCGGAGGCACACGACAACCACTGGTGGGACGGACTCGTCGGCTGCGCCGTCGCCGCCTCGATGTGCGGATGCGTCCTCGCCGGGACGGACACCGTGCAGGCCCGCAGGCCCGCGAAGCCCAAGGTGAAGCTCTCCGACCTGCGGAAGAGGAAGAACCTGTGAGGCATAGGCATTTTTTCTCCGGGGACCGCCGGACTGTCGGCAATAAGTATATGCAGGGGCGCGGATTCCCGCGCCGCAGCAGAGGACAGATCAACGCGAATGACAGAGAAGCTGCTGACGCAGCCGAAGGTCGTCGAGGTCGACGGACAGCGGGTCGAGAACCAGTCCGTGGGCGACCTCGTCAAGGCCGCGCAGTTCCTCGCCTCCAAGAAGGCGACGGAGCGCGGTCGCTTCCCCGTCCGCATCACCAAGATGGCTTCGGGAGGCGCGATACTGTGAAGTACGGCAGCGTATGTTCCGGCATCGAGGCGGCGAGCCTCGCGTGGCACGGCCTCGGATGGAAGCCTCTCTTCTTCGGGGAGGTCGAGCCGTTTCCCTCCGCCGTCCTCATGCGCCGCTGGGACGCGACGAAGCCGCTCCGTCCGCTCGACCCGGACGAGGCGTCGTCGCCTAAGGATCGGAAGATGCGCGAGTCGTGGGAGCGGTCGATAGACGCCCTCCCGGACGGCGGCTCGGTTCCGAACCTCGGCGACTTCACGAAGATACGGGAGACTGACTATGATGGAGCAATTGACCTTCTTGTCGGCGGAACCCCCTGCCAGGCGTTCAGCATCGCGGGGCTCCGCAAGGGGCTCGCCGACCCGCGCGGCAACCTCTGCCTTGAGTTTGCGAAGCTGGCTTTCCGCTCTCGCGCGCGGCTGGTCGTGTGGGAAAACGTCCCCGGCGTCCTCACAAGCGGAAAAGGATGCGATTTTGCCGGATTCCTATCGCTGCTCGCCGGATGGGAAGTCCCGATCCCCGACGGAGGCTGGCAGCGCGCCGGAATCGTCACACCCGCCCCCGGATGCTACGGAGTGGCGTGGCGAGTGCTTGACGCTCAGTATACCAGAGTTCCCGAATTTCCGGGGGCGGTCCCGCAGCGAAGGCGTCGTGTCATCCTTGTCGGACATCTTGGTTCGTGGGAATATCCCGCGAAGGTTCTATTTGACGGTGAAATGTGCGGCGGGACTGATGCGCCGCGCCGCGAAGCGGGGCAAGGATCTGCCGAGGATACTCAAGGACGCGCTCCTCGCGCTCATACGGTCAGGATGCGGGCGGGAAAGCCAGGAGGCGGCAAGGGAGCCCTCGTCAGCGAGGAACTGAGCCTCACGCTCCAGACCGGCAACGACCAGACCCTCTTCCAGTTCCCGTGCTGGTGGGACGGAAGCCAGCAGTCGGCGACCATCACCGCTTCGAGCGACCACCAGTTCATGCCCGACAAGCAGCAGCTCCAGTGCGTCATCGACATGAGGCAGATAGACACGGGCGACGGCGTATCCCCGACCCTGCTCTCGACCGACTACAAGGGCGGCAAGGCCATCTGCGACGACGTCTGCCCGACGTTGGACGCGAACTACCCGGCGAAGATGAACCGGCAGGACGTCGGGAAGCTCATCCAGGAGGTGTACGCCTTCGACTCGATGGCCTCCCACGCGATGAACTCGCCCAACCCGAAGTCGGGCATACACAAGATCGACGTCTCGCGGACGCTCGACACGCTCGACCCCTCGCCCTCGAAGAACCAGGGCGGAATGGCGATAGTCGAGGGCGAGACCGCGCTCGGCTTCATCAAGAACGACGCGGGCGGAACGGACACCAAGGGCGAGAACGTGTTTCCGACGATCCGCGCCGACGTGATGCCGGCGGTCGCCACGAGCGGCGTCCGCAGCGTCGTCCGCAAGCTGATGCCCGTCGAGTGCGAAAGGCTGATGGGCATGCCGGACGGCTACACGCGGATTCCTTGGAAAGGCAAGCCGGAGCCGGAATGTCCAGACGGCCCGCGCTACAAGGCCCTCGGCAACTCGATGTGCGTGAACGTCATGATGTGGGTCGGGCAGAGGATCGACGCCCTCGAAAAGGCCATCGCGGACGGCAGGGAGGTCGTGGAATGCTGAACTTCCTCAAGAGAAAGCCGCTCGCGAAGGCCGTCCGCCGCGCGATGCCCGTGTGGATGCGCGCCCGCTTCGACGCCGCGCAGACGACGAAGGACAACGCGAAGCACTGGGGGGCGGCGGAGTTCCTCTCCGCAGACGCCGAGGCCGACTCGAACGTCCGCAAGATTCTACGGACGCGCTCCCGCTACGAGGTGCAGAACAACTCCTACGCGCGGGGCATCGTCAAGACGCTCGCCGACGACACGGTCGGAACCGGACCCCGGCTCCAGATGCTCCTCGACGACGAGGAGACGAACCGGCTCGTCGAGCACGACTTCGCCGTCTGGTCGAAGCGCGTCCGCCTCGCCGCGAAGCTGCGCACGATCCGCATGGCGCGGTGCCAGGACGGGGAGGCGTTCGCGCTCCTCGCCCGCAATCCGGCCCTTTCAACGAACGTGACGCTCGACATCCAGCTCATCGAAGCCGACCGGGTTACGGACGACGACATGAACGCCGATGGACGCACGGTTGACGGCATCACGTTCGACTCCTTCGGCAACCCCGTCTCGTACAACGTCCTCAAGGCGCATCCCGGCGGGACGGCCTCGTTCGGAACCGACTCCATAACCGTCAACGCGGAGAACATGCTGCACATCTTCCGCCAGGATCGCCCGGAGCAGCATCGCGGCATCCCGGAGATAACGGCTGCACTGCCGCTCTTCGCACACCTGCGCAGGTTCACGCTCGCCGTCGTCTCCGCAGCCGAGGCAGCGGCGGATTTCGCTGGCATCCTCTACACGGACGCCCCGGCGAACGGCGAGGCGGACTCCGTCGAGGCGATGGACACCATACAGCTTGAGCGGAACATGCTCCTCACCATGCCTGGCGGCTGGAAGATGTCGCAGGTCGATCCCAAGCAGCCCGTGACAACCTACGGGGAGTTCAAGCACGAGATCCTGAACGAGATCGCGCGCTGCCTCTCGATGCCCTACAACATCGCGGCGGGGAACTCGTCCGGCTACAACTACGCCAGCGGACGCCTCGACCACCAGACCTACTACAAGTCCCTCAAGGTCGACCGCTCGTTCATGGAGGCTGAGATTCTCGACCCCGTGTTCGACAAGTGGATGCGCGAGTGGATTCTCGCCACGTCATCCGACATCGACCTCTGCGACTGCCGCCACGTGTGGTTCTGGGACGGACAGGAACACGTCGACCCCGCGAAGGAGGCGAACGCCCAGCAGCTCCGGCTCCAGTCGCGCACCACGACGCTTGCGGCTGAGTACGCGAAACAGGGCAAGGACTGGGAGACGGAGCTTCGCCAGATAGCCAAGGAGCGCAAGCTCATGGAGGAGCTTGGCATCTCGAACGATGCCGAAGACATGGATTCCGGAAACAACGAAGGAGAAAACGATGGAAAAGACGAGTGAATATCTCGAAATCACCGCCGCGCAGGACGGCGGAGGCAAGCACAAGGTGTCCGGCCTCGCATACGGGGGCGGCAAGATGCGTCTCTTCGGCTGGTCGAAGCCGGTCGTGGTGGATCTGTCGGGCATGACGGTCCCCGACTCCGTGCCGCTTCTCGCCAACCACGAGAACCACACGCTGGGGCGCGTGGGCGTCGTGAACGCCAAGGCCGAGAACGGACGCCTCGCAATCGCGGGCGACATCGTGGCCGGAGGCGAACTCGCCGAGGCGATAGTCGCGCAGGGAAAGGCCGGCGCGGACTGGCAGCTCTCGATCGGAGCCGAGGTCGAAGCCGCCGAGCTTGTGCAGGAAGGCAGGCGCAAGGTGAACGGCGTGGAGCATACCGCCCCGTTCTACCACGTCACCAAGTCAACTTTGCGGGAGGTCAGCGTAGTCGCCGTGGGCGCAGACCGCTCGACGCGAATGACAGTCACGGCAAAACTCGAACTGAAAGGAAACTCCATCATGGAGCCTGACAAGAAGGAAGCGACCCCGCCAAAGGCCGAGGCCGCGAAGCCTGCGGAGACTCCCGCAGCAGCCACCGCGTCGGCAGACACGCCTGCGACGCCCGAAACGCCGGCGCCAACGCCCAAGGCCGTGGTCGCCGCCGCCACCCCCGAACAGCCCGGCGAGCCGACGCCCGACGCAAAGGCCATCGCCGCAGAAGCGGTCAAGGCCGAGCGCGACCGCGTCTCGATGGTCAAGTCCGTCTGCGGCGGCGAGTTCCCGGAGATCGAGGCAAGGGCCATCTCCGAGGGATGGGACCGCCACCAGACGACCGAGGCCGTCCTCAAGGCGTACCGAGAGAAGCAGCCCACCACCTCCGCGCCCGGAATCTCCGCGAGGAAGCCAGGCATGACCGCGAAGACGCTGGAGGCCGCGCTCTCGCTTCGCGCCGGCATCGACGGCGACTCGCTCGCGAAGGACATGGGCGAGGAGACGGTCGAGGCCGCGATGAAGGACGCCGACATCCCGCTCGCGGGAATCCTCGCCGAGTGCATGAGGCTTGAGGGGATGGACGTGCCGCGCACCTTCGACAACGCCGCGATCAAGGCCGCGTTCTCGACGGTCTCGCTCCCCGGCATCCTCTCCAACGTCGCGCAGAAGAAGCTCCTGCAGGCTTACAGGGCGCAGCCCGTCATCGCGACGAAGCTCTGCACCTCCGCAGACCTCTCCGACTTCAAGGAAAACGAGCGCTTCCGCCTCACCGACATCGGCGATTTGAAGCCCGTCGGCGCGGACGGCGAGATCAAGGACGGCGGCGTCTCGGAGGAGAAGGCCGTCAACCAGCTCGACACCTACGCCAAGAAGTTCTGCCTCACGCGCAAGATGATCATCAACGACGACCTCGGCGCGTTCCTCAAGGTGCCGACGGCGATGGGCAACCGCGCCGCCCGCCTCGT